GGCCCGTCTTCTTTGCATCCAAGTCAAAGACGTCACCAAACCCCAATGGACCAAATGGTTCCAACAACTCGAAGACCAAGTATCCACACTCCGAGCCAACACCACCAAACCAGTCATCGGTGGGATTTTGATTTGGAAGACCCGAGGCAACAGCAACCCCGCCACCTGGCGAACCATCACCACCCTCAACCACCTACCCCAACTCATAGGAGAACCATGAGCCAAGTAGACGAACAACACCTCCGCCACCTAGCCCGCCACCTCGCCAACCTCTACCAAGAACTCAACAGCCTCAAATACTCACGACCCACACCACCCGAAGCACGCGTCATGAAACCAACACCCGGCCCACAATCACCAGGCAACTGGCTATACGTATCCTGCTGGCTCGAACAATCCATGCGCCTACGCGAAGTAGCCTTCAATGCTTTAGGAGATGTGCAGGTGAAGATACGAGACAATGAAACCGGACCCATCGACCTGTGCACCAAGCTCGCCTTCCACGCACAAGCCATCTCAGAGTTGGAGTGGGCAAGCGACCTGGTAGACGAACTCGAACACCAGGCAAAGGTGATAGGCCGACACTGCCGACCACGCACCGCCCGCGAGGTAGCCGATGCAGAAGAACCCAGACACGGAGCAGAACACATAGCACGACAACTACGAGCACGAGGCATACCCACCACCGCCGACACAATCCGAGGATGGGCACGCTCTGGACACATCACCCAAACCATCATGCCCAACGGTAGAGCAGGCTACCTACTCACCGAAGCCCTCAACCACGCCCGCCGCCACTAGCGCCATTCCCCACTTCCTGTGTACAATCGACGCGACGACAACTTATACCCTGGCAACAGCCGGGGTATTTCGCGTTTTAAGGGGGTGCGCCATGGGATGGGCAGACACACGCCATCAAAAGAAAATCGCCGCAGACTTCAAAGCACAGTGTGCCCGTAACGCCACACCGTGCCACCTATGCGGCCAACCCATCGACTATACCGCCCCGCCCCAAACCCCAGACGCCTACGAGCTCGACCACTACTACCCACGCAGCACACACCCCGAGCTCACCGACGACCCCGCAAACTTCCGCGCCGCGCACTCCAACTGCAACCGCAGCCGCGGCAAAGGCACCGCAGTCTACGCCCTCGGACAGCAATCAGAACAGTGGTGAGGGCGAACGGGTAGGCCCGAAAAATCACCAGCGATCTTTTCCACGGACGCCTCCGGCGGGGTGAGGTGTCCTCTCTCCCCGAAGCTCGAAGGGGGCTCGCGCAAGAAGGAGGTATGACCAGTGGCTTTACGGCATGGTTACCCGACAGATGACGACATTGAAGACGTTGAAGTCGACGATTTTGAGCATATGCGGGATGCGGTTCGGAAGTCTGTTGAGACGGCGGACCATCTCGAGGATTCTGACGAGGCTGATATTCAGTTGGCGTATCGTTTGGCGGACATTATTGACGAGGCGCGGGCGTCTGGGGACCCGGAGGCGATTCATAAGACCGCGTTCGGCCCCATGCCGACGTTGCATAAGGTGCTGACGTCTTTGGGGCTGAATCCCGAGGGGCGTGACAAGCTTGGGCTGAACTCGCAAGAGGACGATGAGGATTGGTAGGCCGTGGCGCCTTTGGTTGGTTCCACGGTGCCGCGGGTGTTTACCCCGCCGCTGCGTGAGCTGACGCCGGAAACGTCGTGGGGCTTCGATGTTGTGTGGTTTGCGCGTGAGATTCTTCGTCAGCCGTTGTCACCGTGGCAAGAGTGGCTGGCGATTCATTGCCTTGAGCTCATGCCCCAAGAGCAGGTCAAAGAACTCTACCCGGATGACCCTTCGGTGTGGGATGAGGAGATACCCCGATTCAAGACCATTTTGGTGCTGGTGGCTCGGCAGAACGGTAAGACACATTTTGCGAAGGTACTTATTAAGTGGGCGTTGTTCCGTAAGCGGTTGAAGTACATTCTTGGTGCTGCGCAAACGAAGAATGATGCTTATGAGCTGTGGGAAGACGTTGAGAAGGAGTGTGATGAGAATCCGCGTTTGAAGAAGCGGATGAAGCGCACTTCGTTTGCTCATGGTTTCGAGGCGCTGCGTTCGAACTGGGGCGTTTACCGGATTGCGGGCCTGGACCGTAAGGCTGGGCGTGGCAAGACGGCGAACATGCTTTATTTGGATGAGCTGCGTGAGCATAAGGATTGGGCGGGCTGGTCTGCACTGTCCTCGACGACGAATTCGCCGCTGATTGGGTTCAATGTGGCTACGTCGAATGCTGGTGATGCGCGGTCGGTAGTTCTGCGGCATTTGCGGGACACGGCATCGAAGGCGATTCGTGAGAAGCGGACTGATAGGGCGACGTTGTTCATGGCCGAGTGGTCGGCTGACCCTGACCTTGACCCTTCTGATAAGCAGGGTTGGGCGCAGGCAAACCCGGACTTGGGCAGTAGCCGGTTGACGGTGCGTGATATTCAGGCCGAGTTTGATACCAAGACGGAGGCGGAGTTCCGTACGGAGAACCTGTGCCAGTGGGTTGATGTTCTTGCCCCGTCGAAGTTTCCGGAGGGGTCGTGGGCTTCGTGCTTGGATTCGGAGTCGCGGCGCGCCCCGGGCGCCAAGGTGCATGTTGGACTGGATGTTGCGGTTGACTTGAAGGCTGCGCACATCGTTGGTGCGATGAAGCGCCCGGATGGGTTGTGGCATATCGAGTTGTTGGCGTCGCGCCCGGGTATTGATTGGGTGACTGGGTGGATGGAGCAGCGTAAGGAGTCAGCCGACTGGTTTGACGGTGAGGTTGCGGTACAAGCTCGCGGTGCTCCCGTAGGCACGCTAATTCCGCGGTTGCGGGAGGCGGGTCTTACGGTGCGCGAGTGGGCTGGGCCTGACCTGACTCAGGGAACTTTGGCGTTTTACGACCTGGTTGCCCAGTCGAAGCTGCGCCACCGCGGCCAGCCCGCGCTTGATGCCGCTGCCACGGGCGCGCAGGACCGGCGCGCTGGCGATGCGTTCATGTGGGACCGCTCGAAATCAGTGGGCGATGTTGCTCCAATTGTGGCCGCGACCGCGGCTGTATGGCTTGCAAGTCAGCCGGAGATAGAGCCGCCGAAACAATCGGCGTACGAGACAGCTGATTTGATGATTCTTTAGGAGGTGTTTATGGGGCTTCGTGAGTGGCTTGGCTTCAGTAAATCGACGATGTTGCCGGAGCCGGGCGAGTTGCAGGCGCCGATTGTGTCGGCGTACATGGATGACCTTCTGATGCAGATTCGGAATCAGTCGCCGGCGGACTTGTGGCGTTCGCAGCCGTATCTTCGGATGGTGATTTCGTTCCGTGCGCGGAACGTGTCGCAGATTGGGTTGCACGCCCTGGAGTTGATGCCTGATGGTGGGCGTGAGCGGGTGCGCTCCGGCCCGATTGGTGCGCTTCTGCGCGAACCGAACCCTGACCAAACATGGTACGAGTTGCTGTTTGGCCTGGTGTCTACGTTTGACCTGTACGATGAGGCGATTCTCTACATTGCTGACGATGGGGAGAAGATTTTGCTGCGTCATATCCCGAGGAATTGGATTCTTCAGTGGATTGACGCGGATGCTTATGGTGTTCGTGGCGCTCGCGTGCATTTCCCTGGTGATGATGTTCATGGTCGGATTGTTCCTGAGGACAATTTGATTCGTATTCATGGGTGGTCGCCGGAGGATGAGCGTTTTGGGGCGTCGCCGATTGAGGCGCTTCGGGTGATTCTCGAGGAGCAGGTTCAGGCGCAGATTTTCCGGCTTCAGATGTGGAAGCGTGGCGGGCGCGTGGGTTCTTATGTGACGCGTCCGAAGGATGCGCCGGATTGGACTCCGGAGGCACGCCAGCGGTTCAAGCGCTCTTTCCAGGCGGCGTTCACGGGTGAGAGTGGTTCGCAGGCTGGTGGTGTTCCGGTTTTCGAGGACGGTATGGAGTGGCGAAAGTTGTCTGTCACCGCCCACGAGGAAGAGTTCGTGGAGGCGTCGAAGTTGGCGCTGACCACGGTGGCCGGCGTGTACCACGTCAACCCGACAATGCTTGGTCTACTCGACAACGCAAACTATTCCAACGTGAAAGAGTTCCGTAAATCGTTGTATGGCGACACGTTGGGGCCGCTTCTGAAGCAGATTAGCGAGAAGCTGAACGCCCGAATCTTGCGCTACGTGTCGGAGCGTAGTTATCTCGCCCAGGAGCATCCGAATCTGGGGAATATCTATTTTGAGTTCAATCTTCGGGAGAAGCTTCAGGGCAACTTCGAGGAAGAGGCCGCGGTGCTTGGCGGTGCTGTCGGCGGGCCGTTCATGACGGTCAATGAGGCGCGCTCACGGCAGAACATGCCGGCGGTTCCGGAAGGCGACCGTCTCATCCAGCCGCTCAACCTTGGTTTGCGGGGTGACGGGGATGATTCTGGTGACCAGGAGGCGGTTGACCCGCCGGATGACCAATCAGCTTTACCTGAAGGGGAGTGAAGAATGACAGTAAAGAGCGTCATCGCTGAGGTCAAAGCCCTTGGCGATGGAGAAAAGGCCGAGTTTGAAGCGTACGCGTCCGTGTTCGGCAACCGCGATAGTTACGGCGATGTCGTGCAGAAGGGGGCGTTTGCAGCCTCGTTGAAGGCGTGGGGCGAAAAGGGCGCTCCGATTCCGCTGTTGTGGGGCCACAATATGGCCGATCCGGACTTCAATATCGGCATGGTGACCTCCGCTGAGGAGGATGAGCATGGGCTGAAAGTGGTCTGCGAGCTTGATACCGAGTCGCCGAAGGGCGCGCAGGTGCACCGTCTGCTCAAGCAGGGCCGCGTTCGTGAGATGAGCTTTGCTTTCGCCGCTACTTCTAGTGAGTATGGCGAGCTTGACGGTAAGAGCGTGCGGTTCCTCAAGGAGGTTGACCTGTTTGAGGTGTCCGTGGTGCCGCTCGGCGCGAACCCGGAGACTGAGGTGTTGGCGGTGAAGTCCCCGACGGTGAACCTGACACTGCCGGAGACGCTCGCGGAACGATTCTTGGAGGTCCTGGGCGGGAAGTCCCTGGACGGGCCACCGGGAACTGATGAAGAAGACGATGACGATGAAGATACCCCCGATTCTGAGGATGAGTCCTCGGATGAGGGGGATTCGTCATCTGAGGTCACTGATAGCAGTGGCGAGGACGAGCCCGGCGGTGATGCCGGTGAATCCGATGAAGACGATGAGGACGAGGAAGGCCGTAAAGCGGACCTTGCCCGATTCGAGACCATGTTCCGCGCCGTGGGGCGCGACTAACCGAAAGGAACTATCAACATGACTGTTGAACTGAAGAAGCGTCGCGCCAAACTGGCCGACGAGGGCCTTAAGATTGTCACTGAGGCTAAGTCCGCGGGCGCTCCGTCCGCTGAGCAGGTAGCCCGTCTTAAGGACATTGAGTCCGAACTGGGAACGCTGGATGCTCAGCTTAAGGCAGCTGAGAATTTCGGCTCCTATGAGCAGCTTTTCAAGGGCATGCCGGAGGCCAAGAAGGAAGAAGCCGCCCGTACTCTGGGTGAGCACTTCCTTAAGTCCGCCGGTGACCTGTCTGTCCTGCGTGACCGTTCTAACTCCACTGTTTCCGCGACGGAGTTCAAGGCGAACACGGATACCGTCACCACTTCCGGTGATGCGCTTACTCCGGTTCTGACCGATGTGGACAAGACTGTCGTCCACGGTAAGCGTGACCGTCCGGTTCTGGCTGACCTCCTCGGCTCCGGAACTATCTCCGGCAACGCCATCAGCTACTTCATTGAGGGCGCGTTCGAGGGCGACTTTGGCACCGTGGCTGAGGGCGCGCAGAAGCCGCAGGTACATGTGGCGAACCCAACCGCGGTCACCGACCCGCTGCGCAAGATTGCCGCATGGATCACCATCACCGACGAGTTCCTTGAGGATCTCCCGTTCCTCAAGTCCGAGATTGATAACCGCCTGCTGTACAAGCTGGCCATCTTCGAGGAAAAGCAGCTCCTGTCCGGCGATGGCATGGGCAACAACATTAAGGGCCTGCTCAACCGCGACGGCCTGCAGGTTGATACCGCCGCCTCTATTGATGAGGTGCCGGACAAGGTGTTCTCCGCTACCACGAAGGTCTCCCTGGCCACTGAGCTGACCACCGATGGCGTGATGATTAACCCGGCTGACTATGAGCCGATTCGCCTGAAGAAGGACGGCAATGGCCAGTACTACGGCGGTGGCTTCTTCCAGGGCGCGTACGGCAACGGCGCCGTCATGGAGCAGCCGGGCCTGTGGGGCCTGCGCACCGTGGTCACCCCAGCCATCCCGAAGGGCACCGTCCTCGTCGGCGCGTTCGGCCTGGGCGGCACCGTGTACCGCAAGGGCGGTGTGCGCGTGGAGGCTACGAACACCCACGCGGATAACTTCACCACCAACAAGGTGACCATCCGCGCTGAGGAGCGCCTGGCCTTGGCAGTGCGCTACCCGTCCGCTTTCGTCAAGCTGACCGTAGGCGGTGCTGAGTCCTAATGAAGCTCTACAAGCGCATCGGCGAGAACGGCTTTGAGCACATCGTTCAGGCCGAGTCCGACGAGGTAGCGGCTCACATGGGGCTGCTGCCTTACCAGGCAGAGACGAAGGAGCGGAAGCCCGCTAACAAGACAGGTCGTGGAGCGACCAAGGCCTCTAAGCCGGAACCGAAGGAGTGAGGTAAATGACTGAGCCGCTGGAACCCCCAGAGCTGACGCCTGAGCAGGTCACGGCCCTGTCTGGCGGCTTAGTACCTGCCTCTACGCCTGGGCTGGCGGAGAAAATCAACGCCACGCTCGCCGGCATCCGCAGACTGTGCGGCTGGCACGTGTTCCCCGTGAAGGAAGAGACCATCACTGTTGATGCGTTCGGCGGGACGCTGCTGCGTCTACCGACGATGCACGTGGAGGACATCTCCCGTGTCGCTATCCGCGGCGACGAGGTTGAACCTTCTAACTTTGGGTGGTCTCAGTCCGGAATGCTCGAGCTCTACGAGGGGGAGTTTCCTGACCGGTTTAGATCGGTTGAGGTGACTCTGCGCCATGGTTTCGACCAGGCCCCTGACCTATTGCGCATTGCTGCCGAGATTGTTCAGCGGTCGGTACTCGCTGGTACAGGCGGTAATGTCAGTGTTGGTGGTATCAGTGTTGGTGCCCCGGCTGGTGGCGGGGGTGGTGGGTCCATCACTCCGATGGCTACTGAGTGGCGCATCATCGACCAGTACAAGTTGCGTGAGTGGCCATGATGCAGCTGATTTTCACCGAGCGGGTGGAGATTCTTCGCCCGCGGCGTATTCGTGGTGACTATGGCGGTTTCGTTGAGTCCTGGGATGACCCGGAGGTCATTCCTGTTGCCGCGCCGGTCAGTGTTCAGCAGGTGTCCACGAGTGAGGACGAGACAGGCAGTAGTCAGCTTGTTGTGACGAAATGGCGCCTATATTCGCAGCCTCCGCATGTGCTCGACCAGCTTGAAACCAATGACCGTATTCGGGTTATTGGTGGTGTTGGTGGCACGTGGGTGGTGGGTGACCCGGAGCACTGGCGTGGGCCGTTACTTCCGCACACTGAGGTTGATTTGGAGGTCTACCGTGGTACGAGTCGAGCTTGATGCAGACGCCATTTTCCAGCAGGTGATGAATACCAATGCGGTTCATGCGAAGGTACATAATCGTGCCGCAAAGATTTCCACCAGGATTCGCCGTGACTTGAACAAGGCCGGAATTGAGGCAGGTGTGGAGGTCAAGGAGTACGCGCACGCTAATGGTCGCTTTGGCCTAAACATTGTTGGTCGCGTTGATGACAAAGATGCTCGGCGTGCTGGCCGCATTGCCCGCCGAGCAGGAAGGAGCGTGCGCCGATGAACGATGTGGACATACTCAAGTTCGCTATTAACGCGGTGGCCGAAGTTTTGGGCGATGACCTGTGGGTGGCGGATCATCTACCGCCCGCGGACGAGCTCGAGAATCTAACCCCCGCGGTAACAGTCGACCTCCTCCCCGGCAGCGAAGTAGTGCCCTGGGGCGCAGACACTGGGGAGTACATCTCGGAGATTATCTCCCTTGATGTGGAAGTCGTGGGTGTCTCGCGTGCGCAGTGTACGCCGGTGGGGGATAGGGTGCGCGCCGCGCTGCACCAGCTGCCTTACTTGGAGGGCAGTGGTGTCAAAAGCGTGGATTGCCCGCGTTTCTCTACTCGTGAGGATCTTAACCCGCAGCTCCGGGTCTTGGGGGCTGCAGTCGATTTGATGGTGCTCAAGACCTGACTAAGCGCCGTCGCTCAAGTTTCCATCCCGTTCGGGCCGTGTGGCCTGGGCGGGTTTTTCTATGCCCAATCATTCTTTGAAAGGAATACATCATGGCAGACCAGAAGACTCTGGAGGGCTTTAACGCCCGCAAGGCCCGCGTCGGTATGACCGGCGCTGTCCGTTCCTCCGTCCTCGGTACCGCACCGGTCCCGTTCGGCGAAAAGTACAACACCGATACCCATTACAACCTGGGCTACATCTCTCCGGACGGCCTGGAGATTAGCTTCGATGAGGATAAGCAGGAATACATTCCTTGGCAGGAAGTTTCCGCCATCCGCACTGACATCACCAAGGCCGTGAAGTCCATCAAGCTGACTTTGTGGGAGACCGGCATTGAGAACTTCGCGAAGTTCCTGGGTGTGTCCGAGGATACGCTGGAAGACCAGGGGGACGGCTCCTTCGCCTTCTACGAGGACGCACTGCCACAGTTCGGCCACGAGCACCTGCACATTGACGTTGTCGACGGGGACAAGGCTCTGCGCCTGGACCTGTTGGATGCGCAGATTACCGAGCGTGGTTCGATGGTCTTCAAGAAGGACGAGATGTTCGGCCTGGAGGTCACCTACACCTCCTACCCAGCGTCCTACGAGGACTACAACGCCACCCTCCCTGAAGGTGTTGGTAAGACCGCTCGCTGGCAGATGAACTCCGCCTGGGCCACCGGCGGCGCGAACACCTCTGGCGCGACCGACGGTTCCACTCCGCTGTCCATCTCCACCAACTCTCTGCCGGCTGGTACGCAGAACGCGGAGTACAACGCGACCGTGGCGGTCAAGGGCGGCAAGTCCCCGTACACCTACGCGGTGTCCGCCGGCACTCTGCCGGAGGGCCTGTCCCTCAACGCGTCCACCGGCGCTATCACCGGCACTCCGACCGCCGCAGGCAAGGCTACTTTCACCGTGAAGGCCACCGACGCGGACAAGCTGTCGGCAACCAAGCAGCTGACCATCAACGTCGCTGCTGCCTAAATCAATCTCCCTTTTGGGGTAGGGGTGCGGGAACCATTGTTGGCTGGCCCGCCCGCTCCCCGCTAAATCCTCATTCCGCACTAAAGGGCCAGCCACCCAAAGACTTTTGAAAGGGGACCAGCCATGTCCAATATCAACCTTGACGCCCTCATTGAGCAGCGCGCCGAAGCCACCGGCTCCAACGAGGGCCGAATCCCATTCGACTTTAAAGGCCAGACCTACGACTTCCAGGACCCGCTTACCCTGTCCGACGAGGACAAGGAAGAGCTCAACGCAATCGACTGGGAGCCTGACCTTGCCGCCTGGTACATGGGCGACGAGCAGTACGAAAAGTTCGTTACCGCGGGTGGTTCTTCGAACCTGTGGTTCCTCGTGTTCAACGAGTACATGGAGCGCAATCAGGATATTGATTCTTCGGGAAAAGGTACTCGACTGAATCGCTCCTCGCGTCGTTCGGCGGCCCGGAAGCAGCGGAAGCGTCGCTAGAAGCCCACTACGGGAAAGATGTCCTTGGCCAGTTCTACCGCGGGGACATCACCCTGCGGAAACTGCGTGTTCTGTTGGAAGGGTTGCCGCCGGACGCTCCGGCATTCTGGCTGGAAACCCCGAATGGGGCGCGCACCCCGTGGACTCTGGCGGACGCGCAAATCTGGCGCCTCTTCTGGGCCACGGCCACCGCCGCCACCGGCTTGTCCGGTGTGGATAAGGGCAAAACCATTTTCGACAACATGCCCCAGTTCCCGTGGTCGAAACCTGTCAATCAATCGTCCTATGGCTCGTTCGGTGACCACTCACCGGAGGAGGTCTTGGACTATCTCGACTCGCTTTAGGAGGCCGTCATGTCCGATGCCGTGTGGGTACCAGTAAACGCCGAGATGAAGGGCTTCATCGGCACGCTGGTAAAGGAGGCGTCGGGCGCGGCGAAAAAGGGCGGCGAGATTGTCGAGAAGGAGTTCGCCGCAAGCGGTAAGCGCGCCGGCGAGTCCATGGCTAGTGGACTGCAGGCGTCTGCGGCGAAAGTCTCCCAAGTCTCCACTAAGCTCGCGACGGCACGTAAGGCTGAGGCCCAGGCGGCAGCGGACGTGGGAACTGCGGAAGCGAAGCTCGAGAACCTACGTAATTCTGGCAATGCCAAGGCGTCGGAGCTCGCGAAGGCAGAGCAGCAGCTCGAGACGGCGAAGAACAAGCAGGCCGATGCGGCAGTGCGTGTGTCTCGTGAGGAGAAGAACCTAGACGCCGCCCGCAGCGGTGGGCAGACTAAGTCCACTGCGCTGGCGCGTGCGGAAGACCAGCTGGCGAATGCGCGTACCTCCCAGCAGACCGCGTCGGCGAAGATCCGCACCGCGGAGATTCAGCTTGATGAAGCTCGTGCGAATGCGAAGTCTAAGTCTGACGCGGTATCCGCTGCCGAGAAGAACCTTATGGATACTCGCGACCGTTACGGCGCGAACACTAAGCAGACTGCCGCCGCGGAGCGACAGCTCGAATCGGCGAAGAAGCAGGCGGCAACGGCGAACAATCAGGTCGCTACTGCCGAGGGTCGTGTCAAGCGAACCCGTGCGGAATCTCAGAGCGCTGCCGATACCTTGAAGGCTAAGGAACTTAGCTTGAAGGCCGTGCAGGAAGACTTGGCGCGGTCTTCGCAGCGGGCAGCGGAAAAGACGAGGACCATGGGTGACTCGTTTAAGAGCGCCGCGGGCAAGGCTGCTGATTTCGCTGGTAAGTACAAGGTGCATGCCACTGCCGCGTTGGGTGGTATTGGTCTCATCGCAAAGGAGTCGATTTCTTACGCGGCGGAGGCCGAGCAGTCCTACGGTGCTGTGGAATCCATTTTTGGTGACCACGCGCAGGGCATTATTTCCGCGTCTAAGGGTGCTGCCGAAGCAGTAGGTCTGTCCGGTCGTGAGTACCGCGAGCTGACGGCTTCGACGGGTGCGATGTTGAAGAACATGGGTATGCCCATGGACGAGGTGGCGTCGAAATCGCAGAACCTCGTTGGTGTGGCATCTGACCTCGCGGCGACCTTCGGCGGTTCCACAAAGGATGCTATCGAAGCTGTGAACGCGCTCATGCGTGGTGAAGCCGACCCTATTGAACGATATGGCGTTTCCATTAAGCAGTCGGATATTAACGCTCGCATGGCTGCTAAGGGTCTGGATAAGTTGACCGGGTCTGCCGCTAAGCAGGCCCAGGCGCAGACCTTGCTGGAAATGCTGACTGAACAGACCTCGTCTGCACAGGGCCAGTTTGGCCGTGAGACGGATACTGCGGCTCATAAGCAGCAGGTAGCTACGGCGAAGTTCAATGATGCTAAGGAAGCAATCGGTACTGGTTTGCTGCCGATGTTTGCTGAGCTCGCGTCGAAGGGTGCGGTTCTTGCTGGCGTGATTGGGCGCCACCCGAAGGTGTTCTTGGCGTTGGGTACAGCCGTAGGGATTGCTGCTGCTGCAATTGTGGCGATGGCGACCGTTGCTCCAATTTTTACTGCGATTAGCGGCGCCGCTGCCGCTGCAGAGATGTCCATGTGGGGATACGTTGCAGCCCAGGCTGCGGCGATCGCTCCAATTCTTGCAGTGGTCGCCGCGGTCGCCGCGGTCGGTGTGGCTCTGTGGGCATTCTTTACCAAGACGGAAATCGGCCGAAACATGTGGGAGACTTTCACCCATGCTCTGGCCGCTGGCTGGGATTGGGTGGTCGAGAAGTTTAAGGCTGGACTGGATTGGATTCAGTCTACTTTCGGCCCAGTGTTCTCCCAGATTGGTGACATGATTTCTGGCGCGTGGGATGCCACGGTGGAGAAGGTTACTGGTGCGGTCGATAGGGTGAAGGAGATTTTTTCCGGCGCCCTCGATTTCTTGAAGACCGGTGACACGACTGACTATGCCGCTGCTCTGGGTATTAGTGAGGATTCCCCAATCTTCACGGCTCTGACGTTCTTCCGCGACCGCGTCGTGGACTTGAAGAATGTTGCCGTTGCCGCGTGGGATTTTATGAAGGCCAAGTGGGCGGAGTTCACGACCGGGTTCAGGCAGTTTTATCAAACCTGGATTGCTCCGGTTGTGATGTTCCTTAAAGCGGCCTTCTTTGCTTTGCAGACTACTGCGATTAACGCGTGGAATAGCATGCAGGAAAAGTGGGCCGAATTTACTACCGGCTTCGGCCAGTTCTACCAGACCTGGATTGCGCCGATTGTTGACGCCATGATGATGGGCTTCCAGTTCCTGGGCTCTGTTGTGTCTGCGGCGTTTAACGGTATTTGGACGGCTATCCAGTTCGTCGGCAGCGTCATTTCTGCGGTGTGGTCTGGGATTATTCAGCCTATTTTGTCGCTGTTTATGTCCGTAGTGTCGTCGGTGGCGTCGTTTGTCGTGCCGATTTTCACCGCCGTGATTGGCGGCGCCTTCCGCACGATGGGCACGCTCATCTCCAGTATCTGGAACGGGGTTATTAAGCCTGCGTGGGCCTTCTTCCGTAACGCGGCTGGCCTGCTGGCGGACGTGCTGACAGGTAATTTCTCGAATATCCGTAATCGTTTCAGCTCGATGGGCCAGGCCATCTCCAACATTGTTCACGGCGTTATCAACTCGGCGATGAACTTCTTTAGGTCTATCTTCGAGAACGCGAAGCGGGTGGCCGCGTCGTTTGGGCAGGCTATTGGCCGAATGGTGGGCACGGTTCGCGGGAAGATTGGCGAGATGATGGGCGTGCTCGGCCAGATTCCGGGCAAGGTCCAAGGCGTCTTCGCTTCTGCTGGTTCGTGGCTGGTTAACGCTGGTAAGAACATCATTAATGGCCTTATTAACGGCATTAAGTCGATGTTCGGCCAGGTGGGTAACGCGATTGGTTCGGTGATGCCGGACAAGATTCGCGGCATGCTTGGCTTCATGGACGGCGGCGTCTACATGGCGCAGGGTGGTATCACCCGCGCCTACATCGACGGTGGTATCGACAAGCTGGAGCGCTACGCTAATGGTGGCTCGAAAGAGCAGCATAAGGCGCAGATTGCTAAAGGCGGCGCGTGGCGTGTGTGGGCTGAGCCAGAAACCGGCGGCGAATCCTACATCCCACTAGCCAAGTCCAAGCGCAAGCGCTCTACACAGATTCTTGCCAAGACTGCCGATATTTTCGGCCTGACGGTGCTGGATAAGAAGGGGCAGCCGGTCACACCAGGCACGTCTGCCCAGGTAGCCCCGGCGCGAGCCCAGTACTTCGCGGACGGCGGTATCACTGCTAAGGACTTGCGGGCTTTTGCGGAAGGTGCCCGAGTCAACGGCTATCAGGCGTCGCGCTCTCTTGAGGGCGCACCATATGTGTTTGGTGGCTCGAACTGGGGTGACTGTTCTGGCACCGCGTCGGCTTTCGCCGCGCTCGCCAGCGGCCTGAACCCGTTCCCGCGTAAGTTCTTTACAGGCGATGAAGCTGCTTGGTTGTCCTCGCATGGATTCCAACGAGGTCGCGGTAAGCAGGGTGACCTGCGAATTGGCTTTAAGAATGGTGGCCCAGCTGGCGGGCATACCGCTTCGACGCTGCCGGACGGCACGAACGTGGAGATGGGTGGCGGTCGCGGTAACGGCCAGATTGGCGGTGCTGCTGCTGGCGCGTGGGACTCGTACTTTAACGAGTTCTTCTATAAGACCATTCAGCCGCCGAAGCCGCCGAAGATGAACAAGATTCTCGACCAGAATGAGCTGCCGGACGGCACAAGCATGACCCTTGACGGCGTTCCCGTCACGGTGAGTGCCGATGAGGCCACTGGTAGCACTGGTGAGAGCACGGTCACGGTCGCGTTGTCTCCGGAGGATGCGGCTAAGGCCACCGCGGCGAAGGGCCTGGGCGACCAGTCCCTTTTGGATTTCGCGGTAGACGGCATCTTCGACATGCTGGGGATGAAAGACTCCCTGACGAAGAAGCTGCTGACGTCCAAGGGGTCTGACCTGTTCCCGAGTGGTGACTCCATCGTGACCACGACGACGAAGGACCAAGCGCGGACCTCCGTGGCGAAGGGCCATGCCGAGGCAATCCAAAAGGATGCCGACAGCAACCTTGATGCCAAGGAGGCTGCTAAGGATCCGCAGTTGGGCCAAGCGAAAAAGGAAGAGGCGAAGCCTAAAGCGAAGTGGGGCGAGGAATTCTTCGCATACGAAATTGCTCGCTCTGCAAAGTCCAAGGGTTTGCCTGTTGAGGGCGCTGCTATTGGTGAAGCGACCGCGCTGGTAGAGACCGGTAGCCCGCTGAAAATGTGGGCGAACCGTGCTGTCCCGGAGTCGCTGAACTACAAGCATGATGCTGTCGGCAGTGACTATGACTCCATAGGCCTGTTCCAGCAGCGTAACGCAGGCTGGGGCACCGTCAAGCAACGTATGACCCCATTCGAGAGTGCTGGCATGTTCTTTGATGCCATGCTGCGCAAGTTTCCGAACTGGAAGAGCATGGAACCCGGGGCCGTTGCCCAGGGCGTACAGGTTTCGGCCTACCCAGACCGCTACGCGAAGCAGATGGGGCGCGGCATGCAGCTCGCTAAGGACTCCGGTGTGTTTGGCGGAGAAGTTAAAGACGCTAAGAAGTCTGTCTTTGACTTGAGGACAGCGTTTAAGGAGTTTTCTGCATCGTGGGATGATGCAGACTTTGGGCTGGCGGAGACTGCACGTCTATTGAAGAATGAGGGCGCTGCACGCGGATTGCTCAACTCTGTTGCAGAGAAGGGCAAGAAGCGTACCGGTGTCCCATCCTCAACGGCGGCGCCGGTGGCTTCGTATAAGCGCCTCATGCAGACAGGTGACTATGACGGAAAGATGAGCCAAATCGGCATTGAAGAAGACCATGACTTGGTTGGTGCTGTGATTGATGCACGTCGCGCAGGAGCGGTTTTTGACAGTGGCGGTATTGGCCGCGGCAAAGGCCTCTTAACTAAGGACGTAGTCGCTCCTGAGCGTGTTCTTTCTCCGCAGCAGACTCGCGCTTTCGACGACCTTGTGTACAAGGAAATGCCGAAGCGGCGCGAGGGTGGAGCCGGCACGACGGTGGTTATCAACCTCGACGGCCAGGAAGTCCTGCGCCAGCGCGTAGACAAGGTAGAAGGTGAGCTCAACATCAACACGGAGGAACTAGGAAGGCTGCGGCGCCGTACGAGCGTGGCCGTGGCTGGAACGACTAGGGGAGGTGCAATGTAATGCAGATTTTCGACTCGCGGTCCATTTACCGCGACCCGATTACGATTACTGTGGTTGCCCCCTCTGGTGACCAGTTCAGGATTGCCGACCCGCACCAGCGTGGGCAGCAGTCCGTCCTCCTCCTCGCGGAAGGCTTTGACGGCGGCGAGGGAAAGGTGGACCATACGACCCATGAGACGGTGACGCGCTACGGTGTGCGCCGCACAGGGTTTAAGGTTCCACCGATTTCCGGCAGCCTGAAAGTTCTCGTGACTGATGATGTTGAAGATTTGTCGGTGGCGTTTCGTCGGTGGCGTGCGGCGTGGTCTTATACCCAGCCGGGGAAGTTGAAGGTGGAGTGGCGCGATGGGCATACCTCGGAGATTGAGGTGGTGCTCGCGGATGCTGACCCTTTGCCTTCTTCTTTCGTGGGTTTGCACGTGATGGAGGACCAGATTAAGTGGGAGAACTTTTCTGGCGTCTGGACTGGGGGTATTAGGACATACACGGGTAACGTCACTGTGACGGTTCCGGGGGATTTGCCGCCGAAACTTCGCCTGAAGTGGGATGGGCGCTCAACCAGTTTCACCTTGCCGAGTGGTCTTTCCGTGAGTTTGGGTAGTGGCCCAGGCACTCGGTGGATTGATTTGGAGCGCGGTATGCAAGGCCAGGTGACGGATGAGGACGGCAACGTCGATACCGGCACCTGGTCATCTTTGCGTGGTGTCCTCGTGGGGGAGACCCTACAGCCGCACACAAAGAATGATTTCCAACTGGGCGCGGGCATGACCCTTGAGGTGACCCCGCGCTACCTGAGCCCGTGGAGGTAACGGATGGTCGATTGGCAACAGCATAAGGCTCACCGTGAGGCCGTCATGCGGGCCCACGGCCAGTACGTCGGCCTGTACGACAAAAACTGGGAGCCGGTGCTCGACATTGAGGATTGGGTAGACGCTGAGTGGGGCGGCATTTTCGCGGACGTAGGCAACATGTCCATGACCTTGCCGGGTGAAATTTCACCGGGCGTGGTCAACCCCGTGGTGGACTACTTGCTGCGCGATGACCTCCGCCGCCTGGATAAGGGTGGCCGGTTGGATGCGCTCATCCACGGAGCTGTGCACGTTGTGGTGGAGCGCCCTGGTTTGCGGCGCCGCTGCTACCGAATCCTTGAGATTAGTCCGCATGGTGGCGACCCTGAGGGCAACCCCGCCGAGGTGGAACTCACGGGCGTGGACTCGATGGAGCACTTGAAGCATCTCCCGTTGTGGGCTGACCCGTCCAACCGCAGCAAAGTGGTTCAGCTGCAGTGGGAGGACCGCCAAGACGGCAGCGCCGAAAAAGTGAGCCGCAAGCTCATTGGCCGTAACCTGATTGGTTATCAGCAGCCGTCGCTGCTGGACAACATGTTTTCATGGACTGATAGCTACACGTCGCCTAGTCAGTGGCGGGGCTTCAATCCGTCGATGCATCCGGTGATTTGCTCACCGGTCATGTCGGGCAATAAGTCCGAGTGGTGCATCGTTTCTGCTAGGTGGGATAACGCCTGGGACCTGTTGAAGGCGACGTGGGCGGCGGCGGGTGTGCAGCCTTTCGCGTGGCTGTGGCTACCCGGCGACCCCCAACCCTTCCCGTCCTATACGACATTGTCGTTGCCGACGACGATTATCGACTTCGCCCCCAGGGCCACAGTCACCGGCGCGGCAGGCATCGTTGGGCAGGCTTTCCGCCAGTTGAAGCGCACGATTAGCAGCGACGATTTCATCACCTCGACAACGGAGTTTGCGGACGTGGATGTCCGTAATGCGGATGGGCGCAAGCCGTGGGTGGTGTACACCCTGATGGACGCGCCAAGCGTACAGATCCGCAAGTCCACTGACCACCGGTTCCTCGTGGGCGGTAAGTCACCGGACATGGTGAACAAGGTCGTCAACATCGGTATCAAGTCAGCTATCGCGGCGGCGGTGTCAGCTGTGCCGGTGATTGGTGGACCTGCTGCTGAGGCGATTAAGGGCGGCGGTGAGCTGGTGGCGGAAATGTCCGCAGACAGGCTGTTTGTGCTCAATGAGTATGTGGACCGAAATCGCCAGTTCCACTACGGCAGGTCACGGTTCACTGCCGTGTCCAAGCCGGGTGAGGCGAACACTGTTGACTCGCTTCAGAAAGCATGGCAGGCGAAGCAGGAGACGGAGGGCGGCATATCCGCCGAGTTCTCCATCGATAGCCCTGACCCGTATCTACCAGGCCGGGATTTCGACCTGGGCGACACCATCGGTGTTACCGCGTGGGGAGTTGTCTGGGCCGCGTACGTGTCTGGCCTGACATGGACCTCGAAACCGGGGCAGGAAGTCGGCTGGACGCTGCGTATCGGTGACTACGCCTCGCTGGCATCGCCGGGCGAGCTCTACCAGGCCAACAAGGAAAACATTCGCGCTGTCATCGGGCGGCTGGCTGTGACTAAGGGAGGATAAACATGGATTACCGCTACATTGCGCCCACGCAGGTGCCGGAGTCGGAGCACCCGTACGCAGGTCTGTTTCTGGGGGTGGTGCCGGAGGGCTACGAATCTAAGGCAGCGCGCCACATCTTTGACGAGCTCGGTGCACGCCTTGAGATTGGAGAGTCGGAGACTATCAGGCTTGGGTGGGCTGTTGATTTCGACACTGATAGTGACCGCCGGCGTGCCACGGTGGGGGAGTCGTTGGACTTCCAGATTCCAGGTGCTGATAGGCGTGGTGTGCGCATCGTGGAGGGGCATCTGCCGCCCGGTATTGAACTGCACCGCCACACCGGAAAACTCGTCGGCGTGTTCTCCCGCCCCGGCGTGTACGACGTCACACTGATGCTTGGCCCGGCGGTGAAACTCGACCCGCTCGGTGGGGCAGGTACGCCGGGCGACGCGGTGGCGTGGATACCCATCAATCAGCAGAGGGCTAGGGCTGAATCGTCGACACCGGCGCCTAAGACCCTGGCTGACCTGACCGCCCTTGAGCTATCCCAGCTTGCTGCCGAAGTCATGCGCCTCGAGCGTCTCAAAGCGATGGAGGAGGTAGACGATGGGTATTAGGCCACAATCCGGCACACCGGTGGAAACCAATTATCGCGTCAACGGTAGTACCGAAGCCCAGCAGCTCATTACTGATGCGGAGCATACCGGTAATGAGGCGGGCAAAGTCTTCGCAGAGGTAGCCGCACAAGCAGACTCCGCAAACAAAAGCGCGAAAGAACTCTCATCCCGGGTGCGCACCCTGGAAACACAGCTCAAAGCAATACAAACAGCTGCACCAGAAAAGTATGACTACGTTTCCCCCAACCAGCTAGTAGTCATACAACGTCGGGGAGAAATAGTCACCATGTCCGCCCGCGTCACAATCCCAACTGGATCAACCTACACGGACATCAATCTTCCCGACTGGGCTAAACCCATAAAGTTCGACTTCCTTCAATTCCCCGCAGCCTACCAAGGCACTACCGGGAGAGGCCAGATAAAGAAGGCCGAAGGCGTTACGCGGATTTTCGGAGCTGGAGGCCAAACACTAGCTTTTAGCACATCCTGGTGTGCCTGACCATAAATTGCAATTTTTCCATTCGCCTGCCAGTAAGCAGGCGATTCGTTCTTTAAGGAGACAACTAAATGCCTATCACGCTAATGGGTCGAATCTCTGACATTACGAACCGCGCCCCAGAAAGTGTCATATCGGTGTCAGTAAAAGCCCCAGCACATCGAGTAGGAGACAGCGGCGCCCTGTCAACATCGTCACCACGGCGTGTAGAAGTCACCGATGATGGAGCGTTCTCAATCAACGTCACTGCGGGGAAGGGATGGCTATATGTTGAAGGCTCAGGCTGGTCTGATTCTATTCCTTTTGTTGCGGCTGAGGGGATGAAGCTTTTTATTGAGGCCTGGGCTAACGCCTCAAGCTCCGGTAGCGTTTATGCAATTATCAAGGAGCTTATAGGTGCGATGGGTGGCGCTACAGAGAAGGAGCTTTCTTCTCTAGTCGAGCAGTCTCGTATCTATGCTGATGCGGCGCAGAAAGCGCAAGCATCTGGTGTTGCGTGGGATAAGGGGCTTATTACATCCGCTTTGGGGTCTTTGGATCATGCCCCGGTGGGTGTCGGGTCGGTCAGTGCTGCTGATGCGCAGTCATTGGGTGCTCCGGTTGATTCTCGCGGCACGGTGCAAACACTTGAGGCTGGTGGCCACAAGTTGCAGACGTATTTTGTGGCCCAGAATTCCCAAATTCAGGTGTGGTCCCGTATTCACGCCGGGGCCTGGTCGCCATGGATGAAACAGGTGCTGCCAGGTGATGTGGATTATCTGCGTGAAAACTTGTGGAAACGCGGTGGTCTCAACAAGAGCATTGACGATGCACCAATTGGTGTAAGTGTCATTACAACTAATACTGCTTCGCAGGCTGCTGGGGCTCCTCTCCAAGGATATTCCATCGTGGTCACGTATGAGATGGGTGGGGCGAAGCTACAGTCCATTACGGGATTGGAAAACGGCTACCGGATTTTATGGCGACGTTTTACGAATGGAAAATGGGGGGTG